ACTTTTCATAAAAATCATTCAATCTATCAAATGGGATTGACAAGGAACCGCCGTCCATGAGAACATGTGATAGAGTGCTGTGTTTCTGTTTGTTATACACAAACCCATTTTTGAAGCACCACTCCTTGAACATATCTACTTACTGTTCTAAGGAGTTAATTTTTTAATCTTGTTGATATGGAGACATCTTCCATCTCTTCTTTATCATCACCCAAGATTGTTTCCTTCAATTGCTTCTTATAAACTAAAAGTTCATAAGCCCTATTATTTTTCTTTTCTTCAATAATAGCTTCAATTTCTTCTTCGCTTTTATCGAACTTATCCTGTAAAATATCCCTTATCTGTTTAAAAATATAAGCTTTCGATGACATCTTCCTATTTTATATTGAATGTTTTTCTAGATAAAGAAGAAACACACGAGTAAAATTTGGGATTTTTAATGATGTTGTCAACGATGAGGTCCCACCGTTTTCTGTTGTTATATTCTTCAAGGGTGTCCCAACTCAAATAGTCATTTTCATCAAATGTTTTTTTGATTGGGAGACGAGCGATTTTCTTTTGGTTAGTCTTTACTTTTTCGTTATTAAACTTTGAAATTATTTCAATTTGTTCATGTCTCTTGTATGAAACAAAAAAGATAAAAACATTATAAATAAGTTCATCGTTTGCACTGTCTTTGACAGAAAAATTGTATTCTGTATACTCACCATGCTTTAAAGAAACAACTCCTCGTGTTTCTTCTTCTAATTCCCTAAGTGCACATCTTATGGGATTAGGTATTTCTCTTTTTCTACATCCTCCTGTAACAAATATCCACTCTTTAAAACGACGGTCCCTAACTGTCAGAAAACGAGGTTTATCACCTGAAAATGACACCGGAATGGCTATAGATTTATATTTCTTCATTGCGAGGTCGCAAGTTATAATAACTTTATTTTTTATTCTTCGTTATTTTCGTCCTCTTCATCAATTTCCTCAACCGCAAGCCTTTTAGACTCTTCTCCCTGTTCTGGGGAAATTGGTTTTGGGGACACATGCACTGGGTATGGAACTTTCATGATTTGGGGAGGTGTATTTTTCAACTCTTTCAATTCTCTATACAAATAGACTGTGGCTAGAAGGCATACAACTACCGCCACAATACTGATATTTTCTTTGGTAAACATCTTTTATAAATATACATACTGTTAGTTTTTTAAGCAACTATCGCACCCATCTTAGCTTTAAACCCCAAGTCTTCTGCTGGTTGTGGAACAGCGAATTGAACACTTTGGAAGTGCTGATGCTTTTCCTTGGGTTGTTGTGGAACCTCCACATATTTTTCAATAACTCCAGATTTAGTATCATAGGTCAAGACAAATACAATCGCCAACATAATTATAATCTTCCAAAAATCCATTTATTATATAATAACATTTTTACTATGTTTGATTGTCCCATAGTAAAAGTGTTTTGTTTTTCTATATTTTTGTATTTAGTTCGCGTACATAAGACCTCCCATACCCTTTTCAATGTGCAAAACATTGTAGTTAATTGCGTACACTGGTTGTGTAAAGGAAGAATCAGAGGAAACGAATCGAGCTGAATCAAGGCGAGAGAAGTTCAAAGAACCAGTTGGTTGAGTCTTGGAGGTGTCCAAGCAGAATGGGTAAATAAACAATTCCTTCTCCTTGCTAGTCTTGTCCTGGATGTGGTAGAAAGATGGAACGGTGTAAAAGTTTGGATGCGCAAATTTGAAATCAGAAACATCAACACCATTAATTTGCAACTTAACCTTGTTGCCATCGGCCAATACATTGACTTCACCGTCGAATGTATCAACATCTTGTGGACAAGAAACCAACAATTTAATTGGGTGGTTAAATACAAGCTCTTGAATCTTGTTTGTAGAACCCAAAATCTTTTGCACTTGGAAGCACAATATATCAATTGGACGAGAAGCGAAAGCATTGCGTTCATCAGCATCTAGGAAGATGAAATTAGCCATGCAATCCCACTTGTAGTTGGCAGCTTCTGGACCCCATGTAATTCGCATCTCAACATCGTGATACTGAAGAGCAACCAAAGGAATGGCGGCGTGATAGCTTTCACAGTTGAAGAAACGAAGTGGGTAGAAAGCGCTGGACTTTCCGCGACCAAAAAGAACTTCATTAGACTTAGAATGTGTAGACGCCAAAACATCTGGCGCAATTCTTTCTGTAAAGAAAGCATCTTGGGTGTCCACAACCTGGCCCCCAACTAGTAATTCTACACTAGTTATCACATTAGCCCACACATCAATATTCGCATGTTGGTCACCTGTTGAGGCAATTGGAGCCAAGTAAATGTAGCTCAACAAATCACCCTTTCGCTCAAATCGAACAGATGACATGCCGTTGTTCTGAACATTACCTTGGATAACTTGCTTTTCCACTGTTTGCGCAAAATTTGTATATCTACGGTATGAAGATTTAAAAAAAGACACCTCAGGGTTTCCAACCAAGTGGACATCCTGGGCTCCCACTGACACTAACTGCGCGACACCGCCAGACATATTTATACTATTATATGATTTTATTTTTTTTCAAATGTTTAACACATTTCAAAAAAGATATTGTTTTATATTTTTTTTCCTAAATTAGAATCTAATTATTATTCTCAAGTTCAACTATTCTCGCCTTGAGTTCCTGGATGGAACTAATCAAGTATGGAATGACTTGGTTGTAATCAATTGTAGAAGCCACATTACCCCAAGCAGAGTAATCATCTGGGGTCTTGTCTTCCGCTGGTTCCGCGTCGCCACCCAAAATCACGGCATGTCGCAATTCTGGAGTGTCATACCACAAGTCTTGGGCAACCAAACCAGATTCTGGTCCATAGACCTCATCGCCTTCTTCCATACCAGCTCTCTTATCATACACTTGTGGTGTCAAGTTAGACACTGTAGCCAAACCATTCACAATTGTTTGTCTGTTAATCTTTGTTCTCGCATCTGATGTCACTGTGTGGATTTCACCAGTAGATGAGTTCCAATTCAAGGCTGCACTCGCAGCGGAGGAATTAACTGGTTTCACGAAGAACTTAGAATTACCAGTATTAATGTTCAAAGCAGAACCAGTTGCATTCAAAACAATAGAATTATCAGGCATTGTTTGACCCGCATATGCACCAATAGCAACGGAATAATTACCTTGATCTGTTAAACCAGAACCTCTACCAATGGCAATAGCATGGTCTTTTTGTGAATCAATACCAGCGCTTCTACCAATAGAGATCGCATTCTCACCTTGGTTAGATTTACCCGCAGAAATACCCATTGCAATAGAATATGAGTTCATTGCTTGAGCACCAGCGTCATAACCAAGTGCAATAGAATAAGAGTTTATACCATTCATACCAGAATTATGACCCATTGTAATAGATCTATAACCAGCGTAGCTCTTACCTGCGTTAGTACCAATACTGATCGCCTGTTCAGCTGCATAGCTTCGACCAGCATTTAAGCCAATACTAGTACTATAATTACCTGGTTCAAGGTTTGCGGCATGCCTACCAACAGCTACATATGAAACATTTGAGGCTTGATAATATGTAGAACCCAAGTGAATGACCCCTGTATCATCTCCACCAGACTGGAGAATTCGTAATGCACCCAAATTGAATAGCTTACCATCCTGAACATACAAGTTAGAATAATTCACAACTTCACCTTCGGTGGTGTAAGTTAATATACCAGTTGAATCGTGAGCATTGGAACTTCTAATTGGATTAATGTATGTAGAATTGGCGTTAGAAGCACTGTAAACCTCTCCTTTTGCGCTAATAATAATTGAGTTTGACACGGGGCATAGGGCTCGGGGACCAATAGCAACAGAACCAATACCCTGGCTTGTTCCCCCTGCGTATGCACCGAGTGCAACAGCATATACATTCTGTCTCACTCTACCCGCTTGGTGTCCAATTGCGATGGCATGTGTGTTTTGGTATTGCCAACCCGCTTGGAAACCAACTGCAATAGAATTATCTTCTTGGTATGATTGAGCCGCTCTCTCACCAAGAGCAACGGAGTACTGTCCTTGAGTCTTTTGACCAGCGCCATAACCAACAGCGACACCACCACGATGTTGGGCGCTTAAACCTGCGTTATAACCAACTGCGACACAGTATGTGTTTTGTCCGCTTTTACCCGCAGCAAAGCCAATCGCCGTCGCAGACTGACCCTGGGTGCTCATACCTGCGAAATAACCGACTGCAGTACCGTAATTTGCTTGGTCACTTTCACCTGAACTATAACCTAATGCAACCGCTGCTAAACCCTGTGATGATTGACCTGCCTTACCACCTATAGCAATACTGTAATTACCTTGGGTGTCTGTAGTTCCTGCTTGATGACCAATACGAATCTTACTAAAAGTGTCAGTACAATCAATATATACTTGACTTGCGAAATTTGGAGTGCCAGCTGCCACCTCAAATGATGTCTCCGCGTTAGAGAAGATTATAGTATTTGATGTTATGTTTCCAACATTGGAAACTTCGGCAAGTGTTGCTTCACCAAGCACATTAGTCAAGAGACCACCATCACCATAGTATTGCATGGCAATCACATTACCTGTGACTGTCAAGTCTTGGAGATTGGAAACAATCATGTTGCTGTAATTGACAAGCTCACCTTCATCTGTGTAGGCAATGAGATTAGCTGTCACATCTGTTGAATCTCTGAGTGTGTGAATGTATGTAGCTTCCGCGTTGCCAGTTTGTCTAGCATAACCAGTGGCATTCAATATGATTGAACTGTGATGTTGGCTTGTTTCACCAGACAATCGACCAATAGCAACCGCGTTGGAACCTTGGTGTGACCTACCCGCGCTGACACCAATGGCAACAGCACCTTCAGCTTGACTTGTTGTGCCAGACCATGCACCCATTGCAACAGTTAGTTCTCCTTGGTATGACCTACCAGCTCTATAACCCACGGCTGTAGCTTTGTCTGCCTGATAAAAGGAACCCGCAGTACTACCAATAGCTGTTGCGTAAGCATTTTGATCAGTTTGTCCCGCAAACTTACCAACAGCAACGCCTTCTGTTCCTTGACTGGTCATACCCGCGTTATGACCGAGTGCGGTGGCACTGGCTCCTTGTGTTGATCTACCCGCGGCGTAACCAATCGCAACACCAGCTGCACCTTGGCTTGATTGACCCGCACGCGCACCAATGCCAACGCTATAGGAGGTTCCACCAACATAATCTTGGGAACCAATCTTAACAGCAGCCAATGTACTGTCAGAGACAATCCATAAGTGGTCCTTAATTTCAACATTACCGTCTTCAAGACGGAAAGCAGATTGTGCGTTAGAGAAGATAATAGTGTTTGATGTAATATTACCAACATTGGAAACTTCCGCCAATGTTTTATCAACATCAATATTACTCAAAATACCACCATCACCATAGTATTGCCAGGCAAACACATTACCCACGACATGTAAGTCTTGGAGGTTAGACAAATACAAGTTGGAGTAATCAACAACTTCCTGTTCGTCAGTGTAAGCAATGAGATTCGCTGTCACATCGGTTGTGCCTCTGAGTTTGTTAATGTATGTGGCATATGAATTACCGCTATTCTTGACACCAGCAGCAGCAATAATAATACTGTTGTCGTGTTGGTCTAATGCGCCCGCTTGTTGTCCAATAGCAATAGAAGCATCTCCCTGGTTTATCAAACCCGCATTTCTACCAATTGCGATGGCAGCTTCACCCTGACTTGTTGAACCCGCAGATTGACCAATGGCAACGGCGCGTCTGGCTTGTGTATTATTACCAGCATTCCAGCCTATAGACACACCACCTACACCTTGGACATTTGAACCAGCATCCAAACCAACACCCACGGCATAGCTAGATTGGCTTGTTTTACCAGCATTCAAACCAATACCAACTGAACCAGCACCATACGCATCGTATGATTCGGAACCAAGATGGACATTACCAGCGCCAGAACCAGTTGAAATAACCGTGAGAGCACCATCGGTGCCAAGGTTAGATTGTTGGATTAACATGGCGGTTTCGGCATTTGAGAAAATCACTGTGTTTGATGTAATGTTTCCAGCATTAGAAACTTCGGCAAGTGTTTGTGTTAAGAGATTAGCAACTTCTATCTTGTAGAAATCATTCTCAATGTTGCTCACATACACATAGTTAATTTCACTCTTTTCGGCAACAATATCCGCATTTGGAATATCATTGGCACGACCCACACCAGTAACTTGGGCAACACCTTGGGAAGCATGCCCCTTGACAAGGACACCAATGTTTTGGATGAGGTCAGTCAAACCATGTGGCTGAACATTAGAAACCTCACCAGGTGTGGCATTACTCACATACAAAGTATCACCTTCGTTGAAATCAGCCGCGATGCTATTCACGAGACCGAAAGATACGGCAAGACCCTCGGCATTAGTAGCCAAGTTCTCAAGGGCTATACCAATAGCTGGCATCTTAGCTGGGTCAGAAGCATCGGCTAAACCAATATTAATTATTTCATTACCAGTGGCACCAGCCGCATAGACAACTTGACCCGCTGATATTGGAGCACCTTCAACATTCTTCACACGAATGTATGTGTGGTCAAGATATTCATTGACCCAAGAGTTTGTAGTGTTGCTGTATTTAATCACTTGACCGTTGCCAATATCAGTAATTGTGACATTGTTTATTTGAGACAAGTTCATACCAACATTTGATGTGTAATCAGTGACGAAAGCCATTGTATTATTGACAAATTGAACGGTATTTGTAGTCACATTGCCAATGTCTGAAGCATCTTGGATAGACACTTGGACATTAGACAAGAAACGACCATCGCCGTGGTAGTAGTTGGCAGAAACATTTCCGCTAATCACGAAAATATTAGTCATTTGGTCGCCAACCACAACATTAGCACCAACTGTCAATAAGTTGGAAACTGAGAAATCATTTTGAACTGTCAAATTACCCAAAATATCAACATGAATATTGTTGGCATCTGGATCAATAGATGAATCCGCAGCAGTGTTTTGGGTGTATCCGATAGTAAATCTATCTTCGTCACCGTGGTGAATGAGACCCACATTATGACCTGGATGCTCCATAACAATACCAGTATCCAAAGCGTGGCTTGGGTTATTGTTGGCAATACCAATAATAACATCATCCACAATCATTGTTTCGGTAGCAAGTTCTGTTCGTGTTCCATGAACAATCAAATTACCACTGATTTCAGCATCAGTATTAACAATGACTGTTCCATCTTCTTCGTAGATGTTAGAATCTATCAAATAGTTGTTTTCATCAACCATTGGGTATCTCAAAGCACTGAGACCGCCAATGTAAATGTTGCTTTCAGCCTTGACATTATTGCCAGCTTCCAAATCACCAGTTGTGTGAATGTTTCCAGTCACATAGATGATATTTGAAGCCACATCATCAATGACCAAGTTGGCACCAACATTAATGGCGTCGGTAAAGATACGCTTCGCGTAAATGTTGCCAGAGACTGACAAATCACCAACATTTGAAGTGTAAATGTTAGAGAAATCAACAATTTCACCTTCTTCGGTGTAAGCCAAGAGGTTAGATTGGAATTCAGTCATGTCTCGGATTGGTTTAACAAACAAGGCATCTGTGTTAGAAGACCCGAACGCATTACCAGATGAGTTAATAACAATACTACCTGTGTGTTGATTGGTTTCTGAAGCATGCTTACCAATAGCCACGGCGTTTGTGCCTTGGAAGTTGGAACCAGCTCGGAAACCCACAGCAATAGCATCTTGTCCTTGGTTAAGTAAGCCCGCCTCAACACCAACAGCAACCGCGTTGGAACCTTGGTTTACTGAACCTGAAACTGAACCCAAAGCAACGGCATTTGAACCTTGCGCGGATACGGCAGTTCTACTACCAACCGCAACGGCGCCAGCTCCTTGGTTAGATTCACCAGCGTTGTAGCCAATACCGATGCTTTCTGGACCGTAGTTGTCATAGTTGTCAGAACCAATGTGGACATTACCGAAACCAGTTCCTTGGTTTGAAACAATAACCACACCACCTTCAACCATAACATTACTATCAACCTTCAAACCAGTTTCAGTGTTTGAGAAGATCACAGTGTTTGTAGTAGTGTTGCCCTTATCACTGGCAACTTGGATTGTAATGTTACTCAACAATCCACCATCACCGAAGTAATAGTTGGCAGAGATATTACCATTAACAGAAATGACATTAGAAGCAACATCATCAATTGTCAAATTCGCGCCAACAGCCAAGACATCTAAGAAGATGCGGTCAGCCACAATGTTTCCATTCACAATGAGTGCATTTGAAGCCAAATCATCCATTGTGATGTTAGAACCAACTTGGAGGATTGGATCAATAACAGCATTTCCACTAATTGTTAAAATGTTTGAACCAAACTCATCAATTGTAACATTTGAACCAATTGTCAATAAATCTGAAATGTGAGCATTACCAGAAATTTCAACAACATTGGAACCAAATTCATCAATAAGCAAGTTGGAACCCACGGTCACAACATTGGAAATATGCGCATTACCTTCAACGAAAACAACATTGGAACCAAATTCGTCAATGACAAGGTTGGAACCCACAGTCACAACATTTGAAACATGGGCGTTGCCTTCAATGAAAACAACATTGGAACCAAATTCGTCAATGACAAGGTTGGAACCCACAGTCACAACATTTGAAATATGCGCATTACCTTCAACGAAAACAACATTGGAACCAAATTCGTCAATGACAAGGTTGGAACCCACAGTCACAACATTTGTTGTATGAAGGTTGCCAGAAACATAGACAGCATTGGAACCAAATTCATTAAGAACAATGTTAGAACCAACTTCAACAACATTGGAAACATGGGCATTACCAACAATTGTCAAAACATTTGTGCCTTCATTCTCAATTATGAGATTGGAACCCACAGTGACAACATTAGTTGTGTGGAGGTTGCCAGAAACATAAACAACATTTGAGCCGTATTCATCAATGACAAGGTTGGAACCGACGGTCACAACATTGGAAACATGGGCGTTGCCTTCAACGAAAACAACATTTGAGCCAAACTCATCAATGACAAGGTTGGAACCCACAGTCACAACATTTGTAACATGGGCATTGCCTTCAACGAAAACAACATTGGAACCAAATTCGTTAATAATGGCATTGGAACCAACTTCAACAACATTGGAAACATGGGCATTACCAATAATTGTTAAAACATTCATGCCTTCTTCTTCAATGAACAAGTTGGCACCGACTTGGATGACATTGGAAACAAAGATATTACCAGTGACAGTAATAACATTTGAGAAAGTATCATCCATCACAATATTGGCACCAATTGTCAAGGCATCTGTGAAGAGGCGCTTGGAGTAAATGTTGTCGGTGACAGTCAAATCACCAACATTTGAGGTGCACATATTGGAATATTTAATAACTTCATTTTCCTCGCTATAAACCAAAAGGTTGGAGAAAACATTTGTAACATCACGAACTGGTGCCAAATACAAAGCATCCGCGTTAGTTGTTTCCAAGGCAATAGCGTTGGAAGCATTAATAACAATAGTGTTCATGTGTTGATTTGTAGTAGCGGCTAATTCACCAATCGCAATTGATGAGCCACCTTGGGATGTTTGACCCGCGAAGGAGCCAATAGCAATTGAGTTCGCACCTTGTTCTGTCTCACCCGCGTTTGAACCAATAGCAATAGCCATTTCACCTTGGCTTGTCACACCAGCCAACCGACCAATACCAATAGACGCCGCACCGTAGGCATCGTATGATTCAGAGCCAATATGCACTGAATTCTTTGTTGGGTCTCGGTTGAGGATTGTAATGGAAGTGTTCGCTTCAATGTTGCTATCAATAACAAAGGCAGCGTGAGCATTTTCAAACAAAATAGTCTCAGTTGTCACATTTCCATTGAGTGAAGCATCTTGAATATTGACGCTCAAGTTTGATAAGAGAGAACCATCACCAATGTGGTAGAACGCAGTAACATTACCGAAAATGTTGACTGTGTCAATCAAGTTGGAGTGTTCAAATGAATCAACTGTCAATGTTGTATCATAGGCAGAATTCATTGTTCGGCTAATGATTAATTCATTGCTTGAATTTTTGTAAAAGAGAGCAATGTTTGAATCCATTTGTTCCATGACAAAACCTGTGTCATATCCAACACCTTGATTTGCATTTCCTAAGTGAACAATTGGGTCTTGAACCACAAGATTTTCAACATTGAAAGCGACCAAATTACCATCCGCATGAATGTTTCCAGAAACTCTCAATGTTCCCTCAATAGACACCAAATTCTCACTCATGGTAATAGTTGAATGGTCAACAATTTCATTGTTCGCAGTGTAGCCCAAAGCAATCGCAGTCACATCTCTCACAAATCTCACTGGTTTCGCATAGAATGCATTACTCTCAACACCCTCTAACGCCTCGCCTGACGCATTAATTATAATTGAATGATTTGGTTGCAAATTTGTTCCAGCTTCCGCACCGATGGCAATGGATGCAATGCCTTGGTTATTCGCCCCCGCATTTGAACCAATGGCCACCGCCAAAGAAGCTTGATTATCCAAAGCCGCACCAGTTCCAATAGCGATGGCATGAATATTTTGTGTAATCATACCCGCATTTTCACCAATAGCAATAGCATTGAATGATTGCATATTTGAACCCGCGTTGGAACCAATGGCAATCGCACTCACGCCTTGCTCAGTTGCACCAGAATCCAAACCAATCGCAATAGCTTGAATATTTTGTGAAATCATCGCCGCATTCGCACCAATCGCAATGGATGTAGCACTCTGACTGTTCGCACCCGCATTTGTGCCTATCGCAATCGCATCATCCATCTGTGTAAAGTGTCCCGCTTTGGAACCCAACGCAATTGTTCGTGAAAACCAATTACCTTCATAATTGGATGAACCAATCTTAATTGGAGAGTCATCATCTACACCCAATATAATGACACCATTGGATGTAAGAATATTTGATGTGACTTGGAATGCCGTCACCGCATTCGCCATAAGAAGGGTTCTAAATGTGTTCGCATCTTGCTCCGCCACAACTTGCAAGTTAGATGTAATATTACTTAAATAACGACCATCACCGTGATAATAGAAAGCAGAAACATTGCCATACACAGTGAAGACATTATCTTCGGGATATAAATCTTCGAAAACTGCAATATCACTAATGGAAATCAAGTTTTGTGGCTCTTCATTCGCAAAACCTGTTAATCCATACGGAACACTCATCGCCGTTGGAAAACCTTCGAATCGAATGGTATTACCAGTTGCATTACCAATCTCTGTAATTGAGTGCAAATTCATCTGATCCGAAAATGCACCAAAGTCATAAAGTTGTTTTTGAGTAGGGTCATAACCTACTAAGTTTGAAGCGTCCTTATTAAAAGCCAAGTTAAACTCGAGAACTCCGCCTCCGCCTCCGCCTTTCACCATATTTAGAATAACGGTAGAAAATAATTGATATTAGTTTGCATACATTACAGCAGCCATACCGTTCTGAACCCTAAGTATATTATAACTTATAGCGTAAGTAGGCCATGTAATTTCATAGTATAAACTGTGGAGTTTGAAACTAGAAATGCGACTAAAATTCAATGTTCCTGTTGGCTGAAGCTGAGTTACTGATAGACCGAAAGCCCAACACATAACATCGGGAATCTGAGTATTGTTTGTCTGATAGTAAGCCGGGATATGAACAAAGTGAGGAACACAATAACGATAATTTGTTAGATCCTCACCATTTATTGAAATTTTCATTTTATTGTAATTAATGTTGATGTCACCATCAAGCCGTGTATCAGAGTTGATAATGGCTTTTACCGGGTGATTAAATGTCAACTCCTGGACCAATTCACCACTGGGCGCTGTCTCCTGAACCTGGGTAATAAGCAGATCAATTGGTCTTGACCTAAGGGACCTTCTTTCTTCTTCACCCAAGTGATAGAAATAAGCATAACATTCCCAATTGTAATATTCTGCTTCTGTACCCCAATACACCCTAACTTCTACATCGTGATATTGCATCGCACACAATGGAATTGCGGATTGCACATTTTCACAGAAGAAGAAACGGAATGGGAAGAAATATGATGTCCCTGACAAACCCTTGTGAGAACCGTAGAAACTCTTACTAATGTTGTTCGCCAAGAAATCAATAGCACACGCCTCGGTAAAAAGGGAAGTCTGACGATCCACTAACTGTCCCCCAATATAAAGCTCGCAGTAATCCACCAAAAGTGTCCAATCTGCTTCTCTCCACGCTTCACCAAATGGTTCATATTCTGGTGCAATGTACATGTATCCAAGTAAATCACCTAATTTATCAACTTTAATTGTTGAAAAATTACCATGTTTAGGCATACCAGTCATCTTCAATTGATCAACCCCCATTGAAAAATTTGTGTGGCGTTTGTATGTCGAGTTAAAAAAAGAAATTTCTGGGTCACCTGTCAAATGGACATCTTGGGCTCCCAAGGTGACAAGTCTCGCTGCTGCTGAACTCATCCTTTAATTATTAATCATATTTTTTTAAAAGAGAATAAACATGATTGATAATTTTTAATTTTTTAAAGGAATTAATTTATGGAAGAATAACACTTGGGGACAAACATTTGAACCTCAAAATGAACATATT